TCGAGTTTATCCCCTAATTGACTGAGCCGTGTTAAGCGTTTATCTTCCGCTAACAAATCTAATTGTAACATTTTTATCACCCTTTTACATTATAACATATCGGGGAGGTTTTTGGAAGGCCCCTTTAGAAACATTACCGGGAATAGTTATATTGTTGTCTTCAGCATACTTCTTCAATTCTTCCGCCGACATAGCTTTCAGCATTTCAAGATATTCTTCGTCCGTCACCTCTGATTTTTCGTTTATTTGGGACGGTTCAACAAAAACTTTCGGGAGTTCGCAATAACTTCGTTTCTCTGTGTTATAACCGAGAACGACGCCATTAATAATTTTTTTAATAATCATAATAACACCTTATCCTTTTGAAATGATTCTTGCAATCGGAATTGACTTCGAATCAATAGTTTTAGTTTTGTCGCTATTTTTAACAACTTCCCAATTCACGCCAAGAGCAAGTTCGCTATTTGTAGGTGAAAGACCGCCCTGAGCTGCCATTTTATAGCTGATTCCTTTTGGAGCGTATATTTTGCGTTGCCGTGTATGAAGTTTGTCAATACCGCCGTTCGTTTCTTCATCGCGGCTTGTAGAAGAAGGATTTTTTACAGGTAAATCAGCAAAATCAATTGCACTATCACCAAGTAGATATGACGTGTAATTCCCGGTTTGCGAATCCCAAAGCCTATCATCCATTATTACAAGCCGTCCATTGACCGTTGCCATTGGTGCATTACGTGTGAATCCGTTTATATCGGTATATTTCATATACTCAACAACCGCAATTTTAGTAAGATTCGCGACAATAAAAGAGTGCATATACGCAAGTGTAAGCGAATTCATATTTTGACCGGCTGCTTTCTGTGAAGCTGTTATGATAGTTGTTTCGTTGAACTTTGCAGCTTCTCCGGTTTCGTCGGAAATATCATGTGTATGAGCAGTTACAAACGGTTCATCTAAAGTGCCTGTCATTCCGAATAAACCTTTAAGAATCGCAAGAATATCCGATACATTGACATCATCATAGTATTCGTTTACCTGTCTTGCAATTTCCGGTACAAAGTCTTTCCCGGTAATTGATAACGTAAAGTCTTTTTCTTTCCAACCCTTCATGCGCCCTATTGCTGTTATATCCTGCGAGAATGTATCGAGTTCATCTGAACTCATATTAGTAACGCCGTCGTAGTTATCAACGTCACCGCCAAGCCTGCCGATAAACGGTACAGTCGCTTTATTGCCGCCTACCTGTTCATCGAACATACTTTCCCATTCGTTTCTACGCCTAAAAGCACCACTTGTCAAAATAGCGTTTGTTTTTAAAAGCGGTACTGTTTCGCGATATTTATCGAATACCTGTGGATTCCATATTTTACCATTAAATATAATCATTTTAAATTACTCCTTTTTTTGGTTCGTTTAAAGTTTCGATTTGTTTAAAAATTGCCTCCATATTTTCGGGACACTTGTTTGCCTCTTCCATGAGTTCTGTCGCCGTTTTACCGGAATATTGATTATTTGAGGTTGTCGGAGGATTCGCAGGATTCACGCCGTCTTTTTTGATTTCGCCGAATAAACCGCCCCACCCCGCCGTTTTTACGCTTTCTATAAGTTTATCTACGTCCTTTATTTTGGCGTTTTCGCCCTCACCGTCAATCTCGATTTTATCTACTTCAATATCAAAGAACATTTTTTCGATATATTCGGGATTTGCACCGGATTTTTTTAGTTCGGACGTGATAATTTGTTTTTTAGCGGAAATGGTCTTCTCGGATTCAACACTCGTCTTATAATCGTCGAATTCTTTAATTTTCGCGACAAGCTCGGCATTTTTATCAGAATACTTTTTATCGGTTTTAGTCTTATAATCATCGTATTCATTTTTCCAGTCTTTACCGTCGGGGTCTGCCTTTGGAGCTTTAGCGAGCTGTGATTTCAACTCGTCAATTTCGGTTTTCTGTTCACCGTTCTTTGTTTTATGAAATTCAACAGTTGAGCCGTGCAACTCCATTATCGCCTTGACTTTTTCTGTGTTGTCGCTTTCTGTGTTATTCAAAATAGCGATTACATCTGATTTTTTCATGTATTTTCTCCTTGTTTTACGCCGTGTTTTTCGGCAATTGCGATTCTTTAACTCCTATCGCTTAAAGGCATTAAAAAAAACCATACGCTTTTACGCGAATAGTTCTTATAGGTTTATTCCTTGAATAATCATTAAAAAGTAGACACTTCAATCTACCTTTTCTACGCGTATTCTTGCCAGTGCTGACTGAAAAAGCTTTCCGCTTTATCAGACTTATCAACTTTGATTTTCTTGTTAAGCCGTTGAAGTCCTTGCTTAATCATTCTTGCTCTTGCTACAGAGCGTCTTAATTTTCTCATTATCTTTCTCTCCTTTCTCACATATTAGTTCCGATACTCCAATTACCACCTAAATGCTCGGCAAGTATCTCTTGATAAACGGGGATATTATTCAATACCGCGTCTTTAAGGAATGGGCGCGCTTCCATGCGGGAAGTCCCATTATGAACCCACGGTGCATATTCCTTATTTGAACCGATAATAACCCGTTTTTCTATAGGGTCAACCACAAACTGTAAACTACCTAATAAATCCCCGCTTTGATAAGCAGGGCGATAATATTTATACAAGATATAATCTTGTGCAATCTCGACTACAGTATGACCTATAGCGTTCAACGCTCGCTGTACATTGGCGTTTATTTGCGATTGAACTTGCCGCGAATAATCTTTAAATACTACATCACTCATAAAAAATCCACCAAAAAACCGCCCTTAGGCGGTTTCTATTGATTCTATTTCGTCTTCATATAGTCCCCAATAAGTTTTATCACCGGTATCAATAGTGATACTGTCAATACCTATTTCATTTCCGTCATCGTCATAATCCTCGTCACCTCTATTATACCCTATATAACGCCCAATTCGTACAATCCCATTTTTAAGCGTTACTTTTAATTTATTATCTAAATCATTAGGTAACATATCACGTAAATTCATTTTATTCACCTCTAACGAACGGGACAATGTGTGTCCCTCGTTTACTATAATGTATTTTAAAAGAATCGGTTATAGTTCCTATTCCGTCTTCACGGTTCAAAGATACTCCCACGGGTCTATTTGCTTGAACAATTTCGCGTATACCGGCTCTTGCAACACGCTCAATAGTCCCCGTTCCGGCGTATCGGTTCACTAACTCTTGTGCTTCGCTTAATCCGCCGTATATATAACTTCTGCCCGGAATATAGCCGTCGCCTAAAATGTGGCGGTTTTGACTACTCCTTACTATATTGAGCGATTGCTCACCCGATTTCATCTTAGCGTTATGCTCGGAAAACTTCTTGTTTATTATAGCACTTTTTGAAGTTTCTGTCAAGCGTTTATTTCGCCATTCATCAAACCCAATATCACGCGAAAATGTCGCCCTGTGCGCTGCAAGAGCAGGAGAAATGCTTTTAACCATGCCTTTCATAACACAGCGGCAGTTAATGATTTCAGATGCCGCACCGTTGGGGTCACCGGGAAACATCAACCCATTTGAAAACTTTTCATCATATTCGACTATTTCTCCGGTCACTAAGACATGGTCAAGGCGAACGACGTTATCCATTCGGCTAATCCACTGCTTTTGCATTCCGATTCCCATTTTAGCCGCTTCATCAAATCCCAATTGCCGCCCCTCGGACTGAACCCGAACCCGCTCAGTTTGAGCAATTCTCCGCGCTCTGTATGTTTCTCCACCGATAATAGACCGAATCCGTTGTATAAGTCTCTGTTGGCTCTCACCTAAAATGACAGATTGCGACAATTGATTTTGCAATTGTCGGACAATTCTTGCAACGTTGCCGAGGTTATTATAAGCAATTTTAGTAAACGGGCGTTGGTCGTCAAGCATGAGAACTTGCAATTTCCGAGTAGATATCCCGACAATTGCTTACACATTTTTTTACAAAAACCATTACGCAATTTAAAAAATTTCACTTTGCTTTTTTTAACACCGTGTTTCTCCATGAAAGTCATACGCCGCTTAATAGCGGTATTTTCTCGTGAATAATATGCTTGATTTTCTATTGCTTCAAGATATGTCATCGAGCTTTTATAGTTTTTAATAGCTTCAAGTATAAACTCTTCTCTTTTTGAGGTGGCTTTGAAATCTTGATAAGTGATCATTTCGGTTACCTCATCATAAATAAATCCAATACGGACTTTTCATTTTTTAAATCTGCTACGGTTACATTATCAAGACCGTACCAAATAGCACTAAACGTATGCGGGTCGATGTTGAATTGGTCGTATATCGTGTCACCGTTAGGAGCTTTTTTATAAGTCAATTCTTTCAATTCTCTTATGACGTTTATACATTTAGGACTGCACACAATTAAATGAAAACGCTTTATTTTCCGTGTCTGTGCTAATCTCTTGTATTTATGACACTTTCGCATTCGGTATCCGCATTGCTGATAATAAGTAATCGCCTTTGGGTCTTCATTATCAGCAGAGATAACATTACCTTTTTCTTTGTGCTTGAGCATCTTGGGGTTTTGAGCAAATCTGTCATCTGTTACTTTATTCTCGTATATTTCGTCATAAATATATAAAATTGATTCTTTAAGGTCAACTGCCATGCTTATTACAGCATTATACGATTCCTCAAATCCGAAGTCCATGCCATGATAATGACTTGTTCTCGGAATTGCTCTGACTTTTCTCTCAAATTCGTCAAGATTTGCCGCAATTGTAAACTGCGGAAGGACTCGTGTGCCACTGGGACCGAATCTTCCCAAACGAGCAACCCTCCATAAAAGAGGGTCGTAAACCTTTATCTTATCAAGTCGTTTTATATATTCAATCGGTAAAAAAGGATTGTCATCGGGCAATGAATGATGGAAATAAACTCCGTTATCAATCAATGCTCCTTGTTCATATAACTCTTCGTCATTTAACATGACTTTCTCTTTACCCTCTTCGTCAAGAGAAACAAAGAAATGTCTGTATACCCAATTCTCACGTCCGACAGGATTACAGCTTAATATGAAGTGCATTGTTCTGTTCGGTGTTCTTAGCCGCCCTTGAAGCTCTTTATATACTGCGTATTTGATTTCCGAACATTCTTCGAGCCATACAATTCCTACGTCTTGAATACTTTTAAGCTTATCCGGGTCATCACACCCCGAGAATATAATCCGTGAACCATTAGGGAAAATCATTTCAAAAGGGCTTTTTAAAACCCTAACTTTATATCTATCGCGCTTTTTTGAATTTGAGGAAGACAGCAACCCCATATTTTTAACATTTTGTTTCAAAAGGCTGAAACACGATTCTTTGATAGATTTGTACGTTTCCCTAACCACTAAAACAAGCGTTTGCTTTGCAAGACATTCAAGTATGATTTTTTCGGCAATGTTGTAGCTCTTACCCGACCCATAACCGCCTATAACTAAATAAGTCTCATAATCCCAATCAAAAATGAAATCATAAAACTTTTCCGGTATTTCCTTATTTATCGTCATATTACTCTACCTCGCTATTATTGGTAGATTTACGCTTTATAATGTTGACAGTGATGTTTTGTTGTTCTTCTGGTATTTCGTCACTAAGTTTATCGCGTTCTATTTGTAGTCTGTTATTATCATACTCCTTCTTATGTCTTTTCATTGGGTCGAGTTCAAATATTTTCTCAAATAATTGCTGTGAAAATTTACGGTCGATTTTCACCTTGACACCATTCGCCGCAATTTCACTTATCAATCTACCGCAACCACTCGCCGCAATTTCGCTCTTAAATCTTATGCTTGTTTTTATAAGCGGCTTTGCTTTTTTGGTTTCTGGGTCGAATACAATTTCGGGCTTTCCGTCTTTTTCTTCGATAATTTCTTCAATGTCAACAAAATCAAATATATCAGCATTAAGGATTTCCTTATTACGATGAACAAAATCATCTTCAGTAAAATCCTTTAATTCTTCAAGATTTATCTTTTTAAGTCGATTAATCTCGTTTTTTATTCTAACATTTTCATGCAATCGTGAAGCAGAAGCACAAGCAGATTCATAACTACACTCATATGCTTTTTGATATGCTTCAATTTGTTTAAAGCATTGCACATAATAAACACAATATTTCCTTTGTTTATCGTTAAGTTCGGTATTTTCCTCTGCTCGTTCAAGGAGTATTTTTTCGTGATTTTTGTCCTGTCCTACTGTCCTGTCCTGTTGTCCTGTCCTACTGTCCTGTCCTGTTGTCCTGTTTTGTCCTGTGATTGTTATATTTTTAGGCTTGGTGTCGTTGTTTGTCCATAGACGTTTTATCCACTTTCGGATTGTATCAGCCTTG